CAGCAGCAGCAGCAGCAGCAGTATCAGCAGCAGCACCAGCAGCAGCAGCAGCAGCAGCAGACCAAGCAGCAGCAGACCAAGCATCAGCAGCAGCAGACCAAGCAGCAGCAGACCAAGCATCAGCAGCAGCAGCAGCAGTAGCAGCAGCAGCAGCAGCGTCTAATTCTTCTTTAGTAATCTCACCTAACCCAAACGCTATTGCTGCGTCTATTGCCTTAATACTTCGTTCATCTTTCATTAGGTGCCTAACTGTATTGGCGCAATAGCCTTTTGCAAGGGTTAATAATTGCAAATCATCAGGGTTTGTTTTTTTAAACAACCAAAGCAGCCAGTCACCACGATCGCACGTTTCGTAAACTTCTTGCCAAGTTTTATCGGCAGCCCATTCTCTTGCGTCTTCGCAAGCATTCAATTTTTTTAATAGATTTTCCATTTTAGTTTTTTTAAATATTAAAAATTAAATGAACAACTACGCGAGCGATAAAATACGACCCGCAAACTCCTGCGAAATAAATTTGATACTTTTGTTTTGATAAAAATTTTTTCATAAAATTGATTTTTAAGTTAATGCGCGTTTAACAGTCGCGCCCCTGTTTTAATTAATCGTTGTCTTTAGGAATTTGCTTTGCAATTATTTTGAAATGCATTTCGGCATAATAAATAGATTCATCAATATTTGATGCCTCGTTTACGATAGCGTTATATTGTTTCATTACCTCAGTAATTTCATTTTGAAGATTACAAATTGCTTCATAGAGTTTTGCTGACTCACTTCTTAATTCATCAATTTTTTGATGTTTGCTCATAATTTTAAATTTTAAGTTATTTGTTGGGTCAAATATATAAATACATTTTAATTATGCAACACAATTTAATAAAAAGCATTTAATTTATATTAATTCTAAATAGCATTATGCGGCAAAAAAACGTTAACTTTGTACAACGGCTCTCATAATTCCGTTTTTTTTTAAGTGAAAGGACGGTCGGCAATTTATTTTGTCGTCCGTTTTTTTTGCATAAAAAAACCGCCTATTAAGCGGTTAAAAATTAGCAGTTCAACTTTAGAAGGGTTGCGCTTTTTTTTATTTTCAAATGTAACAAATTAAATTTTTCCCTACATTATTTGCTCAATTTATGAGCAAACATTTTTATGATTGTAGTAGGTTTAATAAACTTGCAAATCAATCGCAAAATAAAACCGGCATTTGTTGTTGATGCACTTTCAGCATATTTTTGTGCTGATTCATCCAATGCAAATTTAATTGGTTCTGGAATTCTGTCTAAATCTCTCATGCTAATTTTTTTTATGTTATTTAAAATTTTGGTAAATAGTTCGTCCATTTTCTTTTTTTGCTTTAAGTATTTGGCCTCTGTTTTTTTTGCTTGAAAATGAAACGTGTAACCAGTCCGGTTCTTTATCCGTTCCAAACTCCCAAATCAATTGGTCAAACTTCAAGTTGGTTTTTATGTAATTGAATACCTCTGCATTGGTAGGTTTATTCTTACCCATATCAATATCCATTGCTTGACCGGAACAATGTTGGCTTGTTATCGAGCCTCCTATGGCATTATTTAATGGAATACCACGAAACATACTTGAAACAAAAATAGGTTTCTTAAAATGCTCCCTAATTGGCTCAAATACGTTTTCTGCTAATACTTTCATATTTTCAATTACTGATAGGTTTGGATTGTTGTTTACAATACCAAGTTTATCAGCAGTATCTGAATGCGTACATTCTTCAAATGTTAAGTGTTTACTTATTTGTGTCATCTTTTTTGTTTAATAGTTTATATATCATTATGATAGTGTATATGATGGATAGCATTAGCAAGAACAATCTCATAGAATTTTCAATGTTGGTAAAAGACAACCCGAAAATTGTTCCATTTACTGCGTATAATTTTATCTGGTCTGGGTGTATCATATGGTATTTCGTATTTCATTTCTCATATCCAACACATCTTGTGGTATTGGTTTTCCAGTTTCAATGAATCGAACAACATACCAATCTGTTTGCAATAGTTGTTGATATGCTCTTTGTTTCAATTCAAATTTATCGTCAATTTCAACAACCTCATCTATTTCAATTGTTTCAAATTCAATTCCTTTTGGTATTAAATTAATATCAGTAGTTTCAGTTATTGAATTTCCAATTGTGTATCTATATCCTACCATTTTTATCTTTGATTTGTAAAAGTTTGTGCCATTCCTATGTAATCAACATATACATTTCTGTTAGTAGTTCCCGCAGTTTTTGTAAAAACTATTTTAGGGCTTCCGCCGTTTATTCCTACGCCGGTTGTATGCGAAGCAACTAATGTGCCGTTGATGTAAAAATCAACTCCGGTATTATTAGCATTAACCTCTATTCTTAATCTATACCAAACTGATGCGCCTACTGCAATTCCGGTATCTGTATTTGTTCTTGTAGTTCCATTAAATGTACAACATTTCCAATTGGGTGAAGCCGCACCTCCATTTGTTGATGTACCACCCTCATCATATATAAATTGATAGCAAGTAGTTGTGTTGACTGCTATTGACGATGAATATCCAACGTGGAGTAAAAACCTTTCACCAGATGTTGATAGTGTTTCAACATTTATATAAGTTTCAAAAATTACCTTTCCATTACCAAAAAATGTTCCCGCTGCATTATTATACGCTCCAACACGAATTACACATTGTGAACCGGGATTTGCATTTGATGACATTGCCACAACACCTTGTTGGTAGTTTCTATTTGGAAAAGTATTATTGCTTGTTATAGTTCCAGCACCAGCACTTATTCTTGTACTAACTCCCCAACCTTCTGTTGTTGAATTCAATGAGTCACCTAAAAAATCCTCCCAAAATATAAATCCTTTTTTTGAATAAAAATCAAATAATTCCTCTTGCGGTGTATATCCAAGAACATTTGCTATTGTTTTATTCTTCCAAAGGGATGTTGCAGTTTCAAAAAATAACCCATCATTGTTGCTTGGTGTTTGTGCCGCTACATCGTGTATCTCATCCAATTCATATCCGTTTTGAATACGATATACAATTGTACCATTTGTTGGTGATGTTCTAACTACCTTTCCAATATAAACAATGTGATTTGGCGCATAAGGTTTAACCCTTGTAATATAACCAGCCGTTGTTGGACTCAAATAGATTGTATCACCATCAACCAAAGTATCTGATGTAAATGGGTTTGTAGCACTTGACCTTGTGTCCAAGTTATCAATAGTTCCAATGGTGCAAACATATCCATCTGCGTTGTTTGCTATGTCAGCAACAACAACCCCAAAAGTTCCGGCTGATGTTGCCTCGGAATTTGCTTGTGCTTTGACAAAATTTGGTAGGTTACCGGTAGAACCGGATATATACACAATAGTACCCTTATACAAAGTAACACCGGTTGAATTTCGGCCTTGCGTATTCATTTGAGTTGCTGCACCACCACTAGGCAAAGTAGCCAAAGTACCATCACCACGCACATATTGACTGATTGTTCCCGCGGGTATGTCGTATTTGGTTGTGTCAAGGTCTTGAAAATTATCATTGCAAATGTCAAATGAATCACGAATTGTATTACCGGTATTATCATTTGGAGCAGAACCTATATTAATTGTTGTTATTGGCATCTTTTACTTTTTTTTCTTGTTTCTTTAAGTACTCTTGGAACTTTTGTATGTCTTTTTCCTTGACATTATAGATGTTTTTTTCTTGCTTTTTTTCCATAGTATGAAATTTACAACACCCAACCAACTGGATTTGGCTTTTGATCTGGATACATATCACTATTTGAATTGGTCCAATATTCCGGGAACATAGCAGATGCGTTTATTGACATATAATCAACAAATCTTTTTGAATAAAAGTCACCAAATGTACGATGTTTTTGTACTAAAATGTCCAATTCTTCTTTGGTTGTACTTTCAGAGTTTTCAGTACGATGTTTAAACACACCACCATTTCGGATTTGGTAGTTGGCAAATGGCAAATAATCTACCATTGCATAATGTATCAGCATAGGTTGAACATAATCTTTTACCAGATCTAAATAATTACCGGACAAATTACCGTCTATAATATCTTGTGTGATTTTATTGTACAATTGTGTACCCAAATAATTCTGCACGTGCATCTGTTGGGCAATTTTGATGAACTGAATAAACAAATCAGTATCAACATTGCCGTTCAAAATAGTATTTTGTTTTAGATCTATTGGTGTTATAAATAGGGTTGTCGCCATAGTTACATATCGTGAGGCGCAATGTACGCTTTGGGGTTATTTGTTGGTGCTATTTCCCCGGCTTTTCTTACATCTGCCGGTGTTGATGGTTGAGCAGCAGTATTTTTACCGCTACCTATTTTTCTATACATTTCACGGACCCAAAAATGTTTGCAAGTTCCAAATGGAAAATTGTCACTTAGTAAACCACCGCCTTTCCATAAGAAAATATCATAAGGTGCGTTTGGTTCTGGTGACATACCAAAACCGGGATTAACATTTTCAGTACTCATTTCTTCAATGTCTTCTTTTCGGTACAATTTATTTGCACTCATCATCTTCTTACAAAATTCACGTTCCGGTGATTTGTTTCCAGAATATCTGTATCTAGTAATGTATAATTTGGTGTCTTGTCTTGATGGGCTTTTGGTTCTTGCAGTACCGGTTTTAGCAGTTTCTAAATGAACTGCATTAAGTTGTTCCATTTCATTGTCCAAGGCTTCTTCTGTATCGTAATCAACCGGTGTTGAACTTACCAATTCATATTCAGATAAATCAATTTCTTCACCGTACTTGGACAAATCAATTTCTTGTGAATTTAATGTTTCCGTCTGAGCTGGTTTTACTGAACCTTTTAAACCAATCAATGATCTAATTTCATCAGTTGTCATACTTTCAAGAACCTTATTGGCTACTAATGGTGGCAATGAATTAATACCGTCAATAATTGTATTGGATTTTTCAGTAATTGTTAAATCATTATTGGCATCAAGTGGTTGTAGTGGTTTGAAAAATAGGTTCGAACTTATTCTGTTGTATGATAAAATCTTATCAAAGGCATTTATCAATAAATTTTGAAACGGTCTGATTACGGTGTTGTCCATCAAGATAGATGCAGTTTGTAGTTCGTCTGCATTGTTTCCAAATCCGGCATTATCCCGAATGCCTAACAACATTGGTGATACAACCCGGTGAGCAACCATAATCTTTTTCATACTTTCATCAGACAAGAATTGGTATTGATTATGAGCATCACTTAATTGTACCGGTGTGATTGTTGCGGTGTTATTTGTATTATCATTGAATGATAAGATAAAACGACCAGCGTTTGAACTTCCGCTAAATTTTTGTTGTATATTTCGTTCAATATCCCTTTGTTCATCTTCGGTCGGTGTACCATTATTGAAATTGATTAACATTGACGGTGCTAGGCCATTCATAATGTTATTCAAATGGTAGTTGCTGATTTCTTCTTCTAATTCCGCATATTGCAACCCACCTTGATAATCCACGGGTGAGTAAAAATAGAACCCGGTTTTGTAGAATTTAACGTATAAAATTTCCTCAACATTTTTCGCTTCTTCACTAACTGAACCAAAACCAAATGCCGGTATTGGAGTAGGTTTTTTTGACCTTGAAACTTCTGTCCAATTTTCAGAATAGTAGTATGTTTCAACCTCACCATCATCATTACATTTACCAGATCTAATTGTTTCAATTGGAAAATGATTACATTGTAGGATAGTTGATTTGTCAATTGAGTAAACAACTTGTATTGCACATTGACCCATTGCTTTTAAATCTGAACACAAACGCTCAACCATATCATCGCTGAATAGTTGTTTCATTTTTGCAAACTCCAAAGGCTTTTCTTTTGCGTCTGTTGCGTATAATCCTTTGCCAAATATCATTTGGCTAATTCCGTTTACAACTGCATTATTGGTAGGGCTTCCATTTATTCTATCTTGTAAATACCCGAAATAGTTGTTGTCCTCACCGTATGCAACCCATTCTTGACTTTTTAATTCAACAACCTTTGGTGATGTGTACGTTGATAATTGTACAATTGATATTCCACCTGATTTTTTTGCGTCAATTTTAGGGGTTATGCTTGGTCGTTTTCTCATATAGTTATATAGTTTTGATTGTTTGTTTCAGCCGATGTATACACCCCGTCATTGATTGAAAATGCTTGAATATCTTGGTCTGTACAATACAACCTTTCTTTGTAAATTATTTTTTGAGAACCGCTAATCAAAGTCAGTTCATAGAATGTGTTTTGTGTAACTGCGGTTTCGAGTTTAAAATAAAAAATGTCGCCATCTTTATATAAATCATAAGGTTCAACTGTTTGTACTTGCTTTGTGGTTTCATTATACAATGAACAAGAATAAGTATCGGCATTAACCGGGAACATTGTTTTTCTTGGTATTACACCAATTCTAAAACTTCCGCTTGTATCTATGTATTTCATGTCTATATAACGCAATATTTATGTTTTTTGCAAAAAAAAAGAATGCCGCCATTTCTAGCAGCATTCTCAACAAAAAATCAAAACTATTTAACCAATTTTTAAGGAGCAATTTGTGTTGGTGTTGCACCTCCGGCAATTTTAGTTGTAACCAAAGATGAGGTTACAAAAGATGCCATTAAAGGTTCTTGTCCCGTGATTGTTAAACTATAACCATTTAGGTCACCCAAGGCAACTCCGGTTGAAATTGAGCCATTTGTATCGCAACCTCTGGTCATACCAACCGCAAGATAGTTTCCATTGTTATCTTGGATAAAAACGTGAGGGCGGGCTGCAATTACTTTTTGCAATTCAACTTGGGTTAAGGGATCTAACTTAGTTAAAATTAAAGTTAATGTTTGTTCATAAAATGTTGTTCCATTGTCATTTGACGAGGTTATTGTCTGTTCCAAACCGGATGCAGATTTTACGTCGTATTGGTACAATGTATAAGTAGTTCCGGAAAATGCAGTCACAACACCATTGGTGTAGGTTGCAGTTCCCAAGGTTCCATAATCAGCGAAAAAAATTTGTTTAATTCCGCCGACTACTTCCTTACACGCTAATTTCCGTCCAGTCGATAAAACACAAGGCATACTCTATTTATTTAAAAGATTAATAATTGGGTGAGTTGCCCCACCCATTAAATTACAAAGAAGAATATACAACCGAGTCAGAACCAAATCCAACTTGTAAACCTTGCGTCCAACGCATTACAAATCTGACATTTTTAGATCCGTCAATATCTTGCATATCAATAACTTTAACGAGGTTGTAATCATCAACTAAACCAGTTCCGAAGAATAGGTTTTCAACAGTTGTCAATACCATTGAGTTACCGCTATCAACTACGTTTAATCCGTTTGCTACAAAAATTGGAATACCGTCAAAACTTAACGCGCCGCCAGCAGTAAACCACTGAGTTCCTTGTGCGTTAAATCCATTTGCACCAATGTTAGTTGCAAAACCACCTAAAGCAGCAACATACGCTTTGGCTACTTTTTGAGATACATATAATCTCAATCCTTCAGTTCCATAAATAGCTTGTGGACATTGAGCAACAACCAATCGCATTTGAGCAATTACGTTAGTAGCATCAATTGTAGTTGATGTTACTTTTAATGCAGAATCATCAACCAATAATTTTGGAATACCGTTAGTTGAGTTCCAAATGAAGTTTTCAGTTGCTAATGAAACGTCTTTAAGGATTTTTCCGATAAAGAAATCAGAAAATGAAGCCGGCATTACATCGAATGCCGAGTAACCCATTTGTACTGCATCCCAATCAGATTGAAATGGAGTTTTACAAAGTTGCAGGTTGACTTGTTTTTCAGCAACGGTCAATACTTTTTCGTTCAAAGTTACAATTCCGCTATCTTCAAAATCGCAAGTAGCGTCTTGAATGATATTACTTGATGTAACGGTCTTTACAACCTCTTTGTTTTTCACATTTGGTCGAACTGTGATACCGTTGTTTGCAATTGTGTTTGCAGACAAAATTGCGGCTGCGATATAATTCCCGGCAAACTCACCAGCATAACTGGAATTGATTGTGTTGACGGTGCTTAATTGTGTTTTTCTTAAATTTGCCATTTTATTTTTAATTATTTTACGTTATTGATTATGCTTCAGAAACCCAAACTCCTTGACCACCTTGAATGTACCAAGCACCAACCGCAATTGCTTTGATTGTAACCCAATCACCTTTTAATGCAGTTGCTTTGGTATTAATCCAATCTTTATTGACTACTCCGGCTGATCTATTCATAGAAGCCGTTGAACCGGTTACGAATGGGAAACCACCAACAAATGCATCTGCAGAAGCGGGGCTAAGTGTAATGATTGCAGCGCCATTTGCAGCTACATTTCTAAATGTGAAAGTCAAACCTAAATTTGAGCTTGTGATTAATGGTAAAGTCATTACCAATGCATCTGTTCCAATGTTTATTTCTTGGAATGAATCAGCCTCTGATAATGTAGTTGAAACAGTTGGAGCAATTACTTTTGCTCTCTCTCTTAATGTTTGATTTGAAATCGAAATTGTTGTAGGCATTTTTTTATATTTTTAAATTATTGATTTATTTTTTATACGACTTTAGCGTAAATGTTAACTGATACCAAATAACTTGGTGTTGTACCACTTAGCAAATAAGTCATTGTGGTTGTATTGTCTTTTGGTACCAAATTTGTGCTTATATCAGTAATCACTCCATAAGCAGTTACGGTTTTTGAAGCAATAGTAAAATCCGCACTTAACAACGTACTGATTGCAGTATTTGTAGCGGTAACAATAGCACTCATTGAAGCAGATGCAGTAGAGGCAGCAGTGCCACTAAAGGCAATTGTTATAACTCTACTATTTACATAATTAAAATCAGTAACTGCGGCAACAACTGGCGGTGTATATCCGCTTGGAAGTCTGTCGGCAGACAAACCATTTTGAGTTCCATTTAGTGTTAAAGCCATTTTACTTATTTTTGAATGTTAGCCAATCTTGCAAAAATCAAAGCCTGGGGATCGTTTTGAGTAGATTTCAATTCTACTTTTTCAATTGGCTTGTGAATAGTTGGTTTTGTAACAATCTGTGAGGACAATTTTTCCTGAACCTCTTTCATCTCTGTTTCACTTCCACTCATTGCCTCAACCTTGGCTTGTAAATCATTAATCAATGGCATAACGGCATCCATTACTGATTGCACAATTTCCTCTAAAGTAGCAGGAACCTGAGCCATTTTTTCTTCGTCTGCCGGAGCAGCATCCTTGGCCATTTCTTTTTCAACACCTTCTGTTTGTGCTGATGCAATCTCACCAATTTTACCAGTTTCAGTAACATACAATTTGCTACCATCTTCCATAATGTATTCCCCAATTTCCAATGGCTCTTTGTTTTCACCATCGATTTTGAATACATCGGAACCCGCTTCATAAGTACTGCACTCAATAATTGAGCCGTCTTGCAAAGTCATTTGTTTCAATTCAACCTTGCTTGAAAGCAAAGTCATAATTCTGTTTAAAATGTCTGTGTTTTTCATATATTAATTAATCAATTTAGTATATAACGGGTGTATAAAAAATTTTGCATTTTCATACTGCTTTTCTGTAAATTACGCCAATTCCTTGCGCTTGTAACGAACCATCGCAACACTTGGTTGAATATCTATTATCCGGACATAAACATCCTCTTGACGTGCTTTTTGGACTTGTACGGCTAGGTGTCTTGAATGTTTTATTTGCTTTCATATTTGTCCAATAGGTTTTTGATTTCCAATAAATCTAATCCGGCCATAATTTGTTCAACAACATCATCTTCTTTTGCCATTGGCAATTTCCCTTTGTCTGCAAAATAACCCTCAATTGAAAATCCCTTTACTTTTCCGGTTTTGATAAAGTCATTCCAAATAACATCGTTGTTTACTTTGATGCTACCCATCCAAGTTCCTACCGGAACATTCAGATTGTAAAGATTTGATTTGTCTTTTTCCAGATCCTCTACAATCCAGCTCTCAACCATTGTCAAACCGGATATTGTTTCCATATGCTCAAATGTAGCATTGGATTGATTTCCGTTTTGGAAAAACATTTCCATACATTTGCGAATTGTATCTTGGCTGAAATAAATATAATATTCGCCATTTTCTTCATCGCGTCTGTAAATGGGTTTGTCCGGTACAAGTAACGCGCCCATTATGATTTTCTTTTCTTTGCTGACTTCTGCAAATTTGTATTCCTTATTTTCGTTTTTTAAGGCAATCCAATCTTCTTCAATAGCCGGATTTTCTACAATTGAAACGGCATCAATACCGCTCAACTCCATATTCTCGTCAATTATTAGTTCTATTAGTTTCATGTGTGTATAACGTATTAAATTTATATTTTGTTTTTTATCCTATTGTTGCCCCTTTTATAATTGACCTATCCATTCCTTGCTGACTTGTAACATCACTTGACACTACATAGGTTTTTATTGGTTGCTGATTTTGACTGCCTAATGTGTTTGCTAATTGGTTAACATTTGAACCTGATATTGAACTTGCGTTTGGCATTGCCACCGGCGGAGCACCCATTGCAGCGCCTCCACCGCCACCGCCACTACTTCCGGGAACTTTGGTAGCCAATATATTTTTAACGGCTTTGAAACCAGTAGCCGCAATAATAGCGACATTGGCAATTTTCAAACCAATCTCAAATGGCGTGACCGTTTTTGTAGCAAGTTCTGCCGTTATACCTTGATACGTGTTTATCAATGCTGACGCAACCGCTAAACCTTTTGCCGCCGCCGTATTTTCACCCAATAACGCCGCCGCATTTGACATCGTTGAACTGACTTTATTTATTAGTTGAGTTTGGGCTTCCGCCTTTGCTTTGTCGATATTTATTTGTGCGTCAGCGGTTTGTTTATGTATTGCGACTTTTTGTTCTTCCGTTAGTGTTGTATCAGCCAAAAGCAATGTTTCACGCTCCGCAATTAACCTACGTTTTTCCTCAAATGTGACATTGTCTGCCTCCATTTGATTTTGGTTTTTTAATAGTTTTTCTGATTGTTCTTTTTCAAATGCAGTACGCGCATCCTCATCCGCTTTTTTCTTGGCCTCATCGTCTTTGTCCTTTTTTTCCTTTGCCAATTTTTCTTGCAATTGAGCATGCAGCAACGCATATTTTTCATTGTGTTGCTTCATTAGGGTTTCAACATTTGCACCCTTTTTTCTTAACGCCTCAATTTCCTCAAGATCACGTTGCGCTTGCAAATCAAGTTTTTCCTGCTCAGTAATTGCTTTGGCGTCCCTAATTGATTCAGCTTGTTTCTTTTCAAGGTCTGCGATTGACTTTAAAAAATCCTCACGCTCTTTTTTTAAACGTGCTTGCTCTTTGGCTTCTTCCTCTAATTTTTTCTTTTTTGCTTCCGCTTGCTTTTCAAGTAATTCCTTTTGTTTTTCGGCTGCTTCCTTTTCGGCTTCGGTCAATTGTTTTGTACCCTCACCAAATGCTTTCATGCTGGTTTTAAATGTCCCGGTTGCTTTGCCAAATGAACCGGTAACTTTGTCAATACCTCCGCTTATTTTGTCCCCATCAAGTGTAAATACACCCTCCAATATTTCCATTGCACCGCCCCCGGCTTCTTTCAAAAAAGTAAAGTAAGCCATCATTCCGGAGTACACCATTCCAACCGCTTTTGTGACGTAAGGCAATGCGGTCATTGCTAATTCTAAAAAAGCATCAAGTAAAGGCTCAACCGCTTTAAAAATACCAAAGGTTATTTTCTTTAACCCATCAAACAAAGGTTGCAATTTTTTAGTTGCTTCTTCGTTTTCAGAAAACGCCGCTGCCAAACCCCCAAGCAAAGCAACAATCAATCCAATACCAGTTGCTTTTAAAGCACCGCCAAAAGTTTGTGTTGCTACCTTTGCTTTGTTTATTCCAGCACCCAACATCCCAATTGGGCCGCCGGCATTTTCTAAACTATCAACCCAATCTGACGATGTATTCTTGGCTGATTTTAATTTGTCTTCAAGCTCGTCAATATCATTGTACAACTTCTTGAATTCATCTGAACCAACCGCAACATTTTTTAATTCGCGTTTTAGTTTTTTTAATCCGGCCATTGACTCCTCAACTTGCACACCGTTACCGGCTTTGGCAAATACTTGTTGAGCATCTTGTGCATCTTTTGATGTGCTATCAAATGCATCACCTAATCTATTGACATCACTGACTGCTGAACTGGTATCAACTTTTACTTTTACTTCTATATCTTGCATGATTATTTGCTTCTAAATAGGGTTTTAAATGGTTTTAAGGCATCATTTATTGTCATTGGTAGTTTGTTCTTGCCTTTGGCAATTGCGATGTACTTGCTATCTGATTTGATGTCTAATTTTAATGCTTCTAGTATTTGGTATATCATAACGATTGGAATATAGGTAATTGAACAATAGTTGAAACTCCGTTTTTGAAGTATTCTAGATTAACATAGCTTGTACGATCTAAGCCAGTACCATTTGCTGGTATGCTTACATCCAACAAAACGTCTGTACTATTATTTGATGCAACTGCATATGTAATAGTTCCAGATTTAGCAATTATGTCAAAAGAATCATAATCAGATTTGTAGATTATAAATTCTACGTCCTGAGCAGTATTATCAACAATTAACACCGGTATGTTTGAGTACCTGCCTGCATAAGATTCAGGTAGTGTACGGAAGTCATTAATCAATTCAAAATCAATTTCACCACTTGTAAGATTAATTTGAATGTTATTTATCACATATCGTTTATTCGACATAATGATCCTATCATTGATCTGCAAGTTTGTAATGAAATCTGCATTGAAAATACCTTTGACTTTGACAGAACGTGTCCTTTGGTTATATAAATTCTCAATATAGTTTGAGTAGAAATCAAAGTACAATCCATTGGTTGCATTTGATCCAAACCAAGGTGAAGTTTCAACACCCCAATTTAATGAATGTAGATATGCTAAATCACTTCCCCCAAGTAGTAATTCATTTGAGTATCTACGATAAATACTAGCAGTTGTATAGCCACCACTATACGCAATTTGGATTGGAGTTGTTAATGTCTCAACACCATTGTTATAAATTATCATTGGCTTTGGTGTATATGCAGCAAGGTTTTTATCAACCAAAGTTGTGGTTAGCCAAGGCTCACTAGGAGGCTTTTTCCATATTACATTTTCAAATGGAAGTTTGACCTCGTAATTTTCAGTAAACGAAGATTGAGTATTTTCATAAAACAAATCACCATAGTACTGGTTGTTATTATTTTCGTAGAATAGGTTGTTTATGTAGTTTTCGCTTTTTTCGTATTTGAAGTCGATTTTTTTAAACAAATTTGGTCTGTTGATCTCTATGCTTTCATCACTAATAAACTCGGTTATTTCATTCAATTTGCCTCTATTATACCAATTTTCTAATTCAATGAATTCAAACTCAGTTTCACTTATTGCTACAATCATTAGATTATGCATTTTAATTAAGCCAGTAAGAAAATCAGTTATCGTAATGTCAGGAATAAAATTCTGTATTCTCAACTCAGACAATGATGTTTGTGTAGTTGGATTTCCAGTATACACTTGAGAAATACATACCAAATACGGTCCCTGAGTACTAGGCACCCAAAAACCTTTTTTAACTTCTGCATCAAAAGTGAAGGTAGCAGGCAAATCAGAATTTACATAAAATTCAAAATTATTTACTTCAGAAAAATATCCACTTTTGTTAAAAAAAAGAGAGTAATAAGTACCGCTGTAATTCAATATACTCTGAAATAATACACCATTATTGTATATGAATATATTATAATTTGTACAAGTAGTTGATATTTGTAACCAAGTGGATTGTCGATATACAATTACTTCAGGAAACGGAGTTACAGGAAACGTGATAGTACCTTGGTATTGAACTCTAACAACATTGGTTATAGTAGCATTTGTTGTATTAAGAAAATCTATTTTTTTCAATGCAGTTTTACATTGCATTTTCTGTGCATTTTTACAATACAACTCGGATTGTCGAATACGTCTAGATGTTAAAAAAACACCGCTAAATGTTATTCCAAAATTGGTTTGAATTAATTGCAACAGAATAGACAATTTTATACTGGGGAATAAATCACTCCATACAATTGCTCCGGTAGTTGTTGTTACGTCCCTTACACTTGCAGTCAAATACTCATACTCATGATCACTACCTATTAATGGAAAATGAATGTTATACGTTGAGTACGAGTTATCTATAATTGTGCTTCGTACATATCCCGCATTGTAAGGTATGTTATATGCATCATATCCATACAAGCTATTTAACTTAAAGTCTTTGAATCGATCTGTCAATTGACTAATTGAACTTACAAAATTTATTGAATAGCTATCAACAACATTGTTTTTGATGTTTGCTTTTTGCATTGTAAAATTACCTGACTTAAATGGTAACGTATCAATTTCAATATATCCTTTGTATGTTTTTCTATGGTCAAATGCAGTACCTTCAATAAGATCTACTGGGCTGTCTAAATTAGTTTCGCCTATTGCAGACTCATACCAATACTTAAAAATTTCATTGTTATATGTGGTTGCTGGTACAGTAAATACCTTAGTAAAATCCGCAAATAATTTAGATAAATCATTGTAGTTTTTAATAGTGCTGTTTATGGTAATTACTTCATCAGCAAACAACTCAATTCTTTTATAGTCCAATCCAGCAACACCCTCACTAATCAATGTCTCATCTGCCGTGTGATACGTATCATCTGCTTTTACAAGTGTTGTGTCGGCAGTAAACAATACATTTGGACTAATACTTTCAACTTGTATGTAAATTGATGTAACTATCATACCACGTTATTTACAAGGTTAAATGCGTATTCAAATTCAATTTGGTAGTTGATGTTTTTCTCGTTCAGATGTGTTTTCAAATCCATATCTTGGGTTACAACTTTAACTGGTTGCCCCTCTAATAAGATAGTTTCACTCAACAAAAGTTGCTTGATGATTTCTTTGTAATTCTCATCAACCCACCCGGTATTGCATTTGATTTTTTCTGTTCCATTTAGATTGAACCTTTTGAATTGACCTCTGTATGTATTGTAGATATATTTATCTAACAAGTTATAGTCAGTTCCTTTTGCGCTCATACTACTAGAACTTGCTTTGAAAAATGTAAGGAATTGCCATCCACCTAATTTGTTCACAAAGGATACATTGATTGGTTCATACTTTGGCTCACAGACATTTACTGAATTATAGATATAGTAAATATCAGTAGTAATTACATTGTAAATTGTGAGTTTGCATTGTTCCCACGCAAATGATGGACTCGTATGAACAATAGGCACTTTTATATTGTAAATTCCGTGTGTCATTGCAGATGTAGTGATATCATAATATCTTGCGCCGCCAGTAGGTGTTTCATATTTGGCTTTGATATCAGAACCAGTATGGTCAACCAAAAAATTGATATACGGAATATCTTTGTTTAGATCGTAATAAATAATTTGGTCACTATCAGTTAATGCTTTGTAGAAATTTGTTGATATGAAATTATATCCGTCTGCATAATCGTTATATCCATAAACTGATACCGCTTCAAATGTTTCAAGGAATACCCATCCAGTACCATAATCAACAAATTTGTCAACCAACACATTGCACCACATTGTTGTGAATTCATTTGTTGGACTTGTTTGAATCAATGGATATGTCTGTTTAATATATCTAGAAATTACACTACTAATATTGAAATTCAATTCACTACTTGATGAACTTAATACTTTTTTTTCAAATATTCTTGTTGGTGTTGCTGGTTGTGTATTTGGGTTATTCCAAACATACACCTCTATTTTCACACCAACTTGACCAGTTTCATCAACTGATATTGAGTATGGTGTTCTACAATTTATTACGTTCATTATTTGAGATTGTTAAAATTAGTTTTTATAAGCAAATCAACTGTTTTTTTCACGTCAAGCGATAATGCGTCAACTAATATGCTTGGCAATGTATTAAAATTCTTTTTGACTGAATCGGTTAAAAAATGGCTTGGCTCAATACCGTTTTTGAATATATGTCTTGACAATGCAAATTGTATACTTTTTCTAGATTGAAATTGACCGCCGGATGTTCTTGGGGCAATCCCTCGTCTGACCATCCAACCGTCAAATGCGCTAGGTGGTGGTGGTTTGGTCGTGTATGAATAATCCGTGTTATATTTTTTTTCAGTTCCAGATACCCCTTGGTCTACGAATGCTCCATATGGTGCCATATTGATATTCAACTCAATTGAACGTTTTGAGGCCTTTACGCGGTTTATTTTTATGCTTTCGAGCAATTTGCCGCTTGCAACCTTTTTATCCCTCTCAAGGTTACTCTTTGCATCTAGAACTACTTGCTCCGCAAATTCCTCCAATGCAATTTGTAAGTTTTCAGTATTTAGCATTTGTTAATGTCATTTGGCAAAGTGATGTTAATTACGGTTTGGTAGCCGGCTAACATATTTTCCATTTCCTTGTTTATGACTTGGCTCTGTGGGGTGTTGTCAAGTTCATATTCCGTGTTGGTTGATAGTATGTTGGTTTGCCTTAGTTTAGTCACCAACTTATTTACAACGAATAATTGATTTGTAAGTATGTAAATCAAATTGTCATTGCCATATGTGCCTGTGGGTTGGCTAATTGCTTCGGGCAAATCCTTTGAAATGTTAACTATATCCAAATTGAATAACGTGACGTCAAAGGTTAATGAATTTATGTTGTGAGTTACTGAATTTATAGTGATATGTGCTAAAGGGAAAATGGTCATTTTAGCCAAATCAATTTCAGTTAATTCGCCAATGGTTACGTTATTGCAAAAATCACTTGAAAGGAGTTCATTTTTCATTATTTCAAGCACATTATAAAGTGATTGAACACCCCTTAGCTGATTGTTATTTATTACCGGCATATTTCTTTTGTATTTGTTTTAGTTGTTTATCCTCCATTTTGCGTTTGTCAATATTGTAACACAATTTTTTCAAACAAGTGTGCATCGGTAACTCTGTTACTTCTTCAAACTTTGTAACATCCCCGCCAGCGAGTTCATCGAGAGTTGCGTACCAACCCCACTCTCTAACAAATTGACTTGCTTCGGGAATGTCGTCTGTTGATCGTCCAAATATTTGGTAATAGCTATCAGCAAGTCCGTCCCTAAATTCCAAAAAAAAACCATTGCACCAACCACGGCATCCATTGTTATGTCTTTGAGTTGTTCGTGGTATTTGTCGCCTTGATATTCCTCAATTGCATATTTGCCAGAGCTGCCCTCTTTTATGATTGGACGATATAATACACCCATTGCAATGTGCATTGTTTCCCATTCGCTAATATTGTTGTTAAGGTCTAAAAATTCGCCCCAACTCATGCTGTTTAAATCCGTGTGAAACCCAAATTTTTTATTGTCAATGGTTACCTTTTGCACATAGTCGTTTTCCATACGAATAACCTCGTCAATTTTATTCGAGATTAACCAAACGTCAGACATTTGTATTTTTAAAACGTCAGCCATAGGCACAGAACATAATACTGATATTTTGGTCTGTATTTTTAAATCTTCGCCAGCTTCGCTTTTGTCAATTTGCTCAACTTTATTGATGTATCTTTGGTATTGCCTTAGGGTAATATCTTTTAAACTGGTTGGAATAGTGATTTTCATAGTTTTATTTTCTATATAACGTGATTAATTTGCTTTTTTATAGTATGGTAACATAAATAAAAAAGAGTGCCTTTTACACCCTTATTTTACCTTATAGCATATTTCCCATAATTTGGTCTGGATAACTTATTGTACAACACATAGCGTATTGCATCGATTGAGTGATTGAACATATTAACGGGTTTATTTAGTACGTTTCCGTTCTTGTCCTCAACCCATTTGTAGTTTTTAAATTCCTTGATCATGTTGGTTGATTTCATGGTCACGTTTAAACGGTACCGTTTCATCATATCAATACCGAGCAACACCTCTTTTTTGTTTGCCTTTTTAATGTTCCAACCCATGCGGTAGATTTCTTCAATTGATTTCGGTTCGCTATCATCCGCAAAGATTTCCGTTCTTCTATCAAATCCTAGCTGCGTGAATTCCTTTGCTATGTCTTGATTGGTTAGGTTGGTTTTGTATAGTAATTCATCTAGATACAATTCATCACCTAGTAGGTAAACTGCAACGATTGTGGTTGGGTCATTCGTGTACCCGAAATCGCATCCGTATGCTAACAACTTGGCCTCATCAGGAACTTGCTTCACTTCATTAATTCTAAATATCAATGATTGATTTGAACCTATTTGACCCAATCCGTATATCAACCAATAATTTAAGTCAATGTCTTTTAGGCGTTCAATTTCGTTTACAGTTTCTTGTTCCAGGAATGGATTGTCAAGGTAGGTGGTGATGTAAAAATCTGAATCATCCCTTGGCTTTATTTTGTCGTATATGAAATGAAACTCATCAGAAGGGTTGTAGTCCAAAATAACCTTGCCGGTAGTTCTGAAAATAAGTTGTTGCCAATCTTCAAAGTAGATTTCATTGGCCTCGTTTACATATAGCAAATCCCTTTTTCGGCCTCTTAACTTTTGGGGTTGGTCAAGTGATATAAATTCAATTAAGTTGCCGTTAAGCAAATATTCTGAATTGGATTTGTTGTGGTATTGCTCATCATACAAATCATAGTTTTTCAATATCTCGAAAAAATCACGCATACAACTTGCTCGAAGTGCTGGGTAAGTTTTTCGGCAAATCGTAATGGTATGCCCTACGTTATCCGATGTGTACTTGAAGATAATCCACATGAGTATGTTGTAGGTCTTTCCAGAACGCGTACCCCCTTGCTCAATCGTTATTCGCTTGTCGCTATTCGTCAGATGCTGAAATACTATGTTGGTCTGTATTTTCTTCTTTTCTGCCAATGATTTCGATTTCAAATTGTTTTAATTCATGCTTATTGTCGCTTTCAACAAAAGTCATTGATAGCTTTTTAAGTTCTTCAGGCGTTGCAATCAATTTCATTAACGCCATCTGTAATGCTGGAGCGTTGCTAGTGTACCATTTAGAACGCATTGATACTTTTAAAGTTACTCTATTTTGTTCTAGCAATTCTTTTAGCTCGTTGAGTTCGTTGGATTCGGGCGGGAAAAATTTATAAAAAGTAGTTTTATCGCAAGGCAAAAAAGCAACAATATCCTCCACAAAGAAAAGTTTATGTTTTACTATCATTTCCTTTGCTTGTTCAAATATCTTTTGTTTGTCGTATGCCATTATTTCCAATCGTTAGTTACATCAACTCCGTTACGTTTAATCGTTAAAGTAGGGTCTAATGTAATCATTCGCTTTACAATTACATCGCAGTATTTAGGGTCAAGTTCCATTCCGTAACATTTTCGCTTAAGTTGGTGGGATGCTACCATTGTACTTCCGCTTCCAAGAAATACATCTAACACAACGTCCCCTTGCTTTGATGAGTTTTCCAATGGTTTACAACACAAAGGGATTGGTTTCATTGTTGGGTGTTCTTCAGAACGGCTTGGTCTTTCTATGTCCCAAACAGTTGTCTGCTTTCTATCTCCATACCATTGATGAGATGCCCCCTCTAACCATCCATAAATACAAGGTTCGTGTTTCCAATGATAGTCAGAACGCCCAAATGTTGAATTATTTTTATTCCATACAATGTATGATTTAAATAAAAATCCTGCATTTAAGAATTGCTGAATAAAATTGTGTGTTTCCGTTGATGCGTGCCATACATAAATCGCCCCGCCTTTTTTCAGTGCCGTTGATATTGTAGTGTAGACATCATATAAAAACTTAGGAAAATCATCCAACTTGTCGTTTGCTATTTTTTCTCTTTTTTTGCTTCCACCTTCGTAGTCAATATTGTATAGTGGGTCTGTATGACACATATCAGCAAGTTCCCCATCCATCAACTTTGCAACCGCATCACTATCCGTTGAATCACCACACAACAACCGATGCTCTCCAATCTCATACAAATCTCCTAAAACGGTTATAGGATTTTCGGGTGGTGTTGTATCAAAATCATCTTCGGTTGCTTCGAGCACTTCATCAACTTCAAATGATGGAACATCTAATCCCCAAGCATCTAACTGCTCAACCTCCCATTCATTTGCTAACATATCCCAATCCCATTCGCCACCGCTTACGTTGTCCTTTATTAAGAACTCTCTTTGCTGCTCCTCTGTTAAATTGTCCGCCACTATGATAGGTATTTCTTTTAATCCTGCTTCTTTACAGGCCTTATAACGCATATTGCCACCAAGTATAATCATATCTTTATTGACTACAATAGGTCTAATATTAAGCATTTCAGGAAAGTCTTTAATAGACTGAACCAATTTCTTGAATTTGTCATCCTTGATTAACCTCGGGTTGTTTGGGTTGACTTTGATTTGTGTAATTTTTAATTGTATTGTTTGGCTCATAATTTTACAAATGCTTCGTTAATTTCATCTATGTATAATTGAATAACCGTTGGCGTACATTTGCAAGGATAGTTTACTTCGTGTTCAAATAACCTTGCGTGTATTTCGCAAATCATTTTGTATTCATCATTTTCCAAATAATTCCTTGGTGTTTCTCTAAATTTATCCCAATAGATAAAATCATCGGTTAGCATTTTAATGTTTGGCATTGGTTTCTTTTTTGTAGATTTCTAAAAGTTGCTCAATTGAGTTTTTTTCAACTACTTGCAGCTTCAAATTGTATACCCAAATTGCAAAATTTATAGCGTGTTCATCTTTGGCTTTTTGCTCTAATTTTTCTTTTTGGTTATACTCATAATCCATATTGTCACTTGCTCTCATTTTCTTTTAAAGGTTATATTGTTCAACATTTCTTGTCTGTCATCGCATTTGCAATTAGGGTAGATCCACTTTACAATTCTTTTAATGCCAGTTACCCGGAACAACCATTCAAGTTTATCACCTAGCTTCAATTCATTTAGGTATTCATCGATTTCTTGTTTTCTTGTTTTCATATTGATCAAATTTGCTCATCGTTAATTTGTCTTTTAATGTTGTTGAGTGTATTTCTCAAACTCCAATATGTAATGCCAATTTCTCGGCTTAAAACGCTTAGATTTACTTGCTGAACAATTACTTTTTCGTAAATGTATTTGTAATAATTCAAAGTGACTAACCTTTTGGAATATTCAATTTGCTCTAATTTTTCAATTTCTGAATTTAATTTTATAATCCAGACTTCAACGGCTTTGATTTGAGTATTAAATACTTCTTCAGAGTAATCATTTTCTATTAGATATACGTTTGTGTCAATTTCAACTAATAACTGCTTATTTGCCTTTCTAATAGCGTCATAATACAAGTTCTTTAAAGTTACATATATAAAATAATAATTAACCTCATCTTCATTAAACATCAAATCGTTGTTATTCTTTTGGGAATAATGATGGATTTTGATATACATTTCTTGAACAAAGTCCTCGGCAATATCTTGGGAGCAACCAAATGACCTTACATATTTTATCCAAGTGCTATGCTTTAAGAAAAGTATATCAAGTAGGTTTTTCATTTAAAATACAAAGTTAATTCATTTTTGATGGCAATATCAAAAATCCGTCGGTTTCGTATTGCTTTACGTATTTTGACAGGGTTTTTAGTGAAATGTCCAAATCCATTGCAATTGATTTTAAGCCGTTGGCTTTATGAATTAAATAGTATTCAATAATCATGATTTTTTGATGTGCCGAAAATGATTTGTTTGCCACTACTTTTTGATTTTACGCAATACGGTTGTTTTGCTGTCTATTATTACCCAATGGAAACCGTTTTTTAATTTAAAAGCCTCCGTTTCCTTTGCTTCTTCTAAAACGACATTTGCTTTTCGCTTCAATCGTTTTTCAGTTTCAAAAATAGTTTAGGTAATTGGTTCTGGTTGTTTTTTTGACATTTTATCTTAATTTAAAAATTTGTACTAATAATGAAGTTTTGTTTTCGGCAACTTCGCCAACCCCCGATACGTTAGCGGATATGGCAGTAGAACCGCAGAACTACCGCCAACCCATAGCTAAAATTAGAAACGTAAATTTATTTTTTCTCGTCTTCTGTAATTGTAAATTTCCTCAATCAAAGATTTGTATTGAGATATATTTGTGCAGTCTTGCATAGTTGTAGGTTGTTGTTTTAGTTTAGCTATAAATTCTGTAAACTCAAAATTTTCATTTTTAAACATCGAAACTAAAGCAATAATAAAACTTCTTCTTAAAAAACCTTTTTTATTTGTTTTTTTAAGTTAGTAGTCAGGACAGGATTCGAACCTGTAATCAACTCTTTTTGCGCCAAGATAAAATCTCGGGGTTGTAATCAACTGCGTCTACCAATTCCGCCACCTGACTATTTTTATTAATCTTTGTTCCAATGCCAGGTAATGAAAATCATAAAAAGAGCAATGCCTATTGGAACTCCCATTAAAATACCTAATGCCATAACCTTATTTGTTTTTAAACTGTTCAATTAAAGTTTCTTTGAGGTCAGTAACATAATTGTTTTTAGTTAACCACTCAAAGACTTCTTCAATTGTTTTTTGTGTTTGTTGATTCTCCATTTCTAAAATGTAGTGGTAATTATTTATAAATTCCCTACCTTCTGCTGAGTGAATATTAAATAAATTAGGATATTCTTTTTCTAATTTTGAAAATAATTCTTGTACTGCTGTTAGTGCCATAATATTATTTTATTTTTAGTGTTATTCCCCAAAAGATAAACCCAATCATTATTGACTTATCTCGAAATGACAAATCAAATCCAAAAACTATTCCGTTAAAATCCCGATCAAATGTTATTGCCATAATTATATTTTTTTATCGATGTGAATTAAGAAACTGATTTTTCTTGTTATTGTTGGGTACTTTTCTACAAGATATAAAGCCAATTTATCTTTTATAGCAATGTCAAGTTTACCAACATTAAATTCTGCGTAAGTATGTATTTTATGACCTGAAAAAAGTTTAAGTCGTTGTAAATGCTTTGGCAATTCCGATAATTTAATGACTGACCTGGTTATTTTTCTCATTTTTATTTTTTTAATTCAATTGTGATTGTTAAATTTCCCTCGTGTGCTTCTAAATTGTCAATCCCAAGCGTTGACATTGCTTTTTCTAACTTAATGAAATACGGCGGCTGCTTACGCTTCAAAATTGATAAATTGGCCGGAGTGTAGTTTAAAACTTTTGACAATTCATTTTGCGTAAGGCGGGACTTGTAAAATAGTTCTTTAAATAACCCCATTGAATAGCGTTTTAATGATTTTTTGGAATAAATTTAATTTCTTTACAGGTTGAGGCAATTCCGGTTCAATTGTTTCAATTTTCTTTTCAATTAAATCTTCTTTTTTGTTCGAGGACAATTCTCTTGAGATTTGCAAAACTTGAAATGCTAATTCAGGCGAATATTTTTTTAATAAAAGAAAGTGCTGATTATGGGGCGTGCCTATATTTTCTATGATTCGAAGTTTAACCAAAGACGTAAAGAAATTTTTATTGATCCTGTACTCCCTTCGTAAATCTGTAAAACTAACCTTTGCGCCGTGTTCAATAGCGTGCAAAGTAATTTTCAATACTTGTTCGTACTTTTTTAAAGTTTCGCTTTTTTCCATTTTTTTAAGTTTTTAAGTGATTAAATAAATTTTTTAATTGTTATGCTTTTTACTTTGTTGTTGTTTATGCAATACAAAAATATTTCTTTTGTTGCGAAATTGTAAAACGGTCTAAAATCGTTTTCGTTAATTTTTACATTTTCAAAGAAAGTTCCGTCGTCTCTTTTATAAACTTCATTGCCAATGTTTAAAAACGTTCCTGTTATTCTTGAATTTTTAGAAATTGAATTTACTTCGGTAATTGCTTTTAAAATTTCAATTGTTGTGTTTGCTTTCATAATTTTTATTTTTTTGTCAAAGATATAAATATATTTCAATTACAATAACAAAAACAATAATATTTTTATTTATTTTTTTTACTTGCGTTCAAAGAACGGGTTTAAAACGTCGTGCCTACCTACATAAAATTCGTCGTTGTCGATATATTTTATTTTGTGATACCAAACGCCGTTTTGGACAAACGTTCCCGACAAATAACATTCGCGCTTATTTTTGTCTTTTTTTATTTCGCAGTTTTCGGGAACTTGTTTTGTTCCGTGCCAACGGAAACCAGCACGCAATTTACTTTGGTTTATCATTTCATTTCCTTTATTAAAATATCATATTTTAATTTTTTAGCGATTAATTCGGCTTTTGTATATTTATAATCCCTTTTGCTGTCCGAAATAGCGTCTAATTCGTTAACAAAGTCGTTTCCGTATCGTTTAATCAATCCTTTTCGATATTCGAGTAAATTACCGCTTAAAAATTTATTACAATGGCTGTTGCATTGTTTGTGGCAATTGCGTTCGTCAAACATTAAACCGCTGTACATTCCTGCGCTGTAAAAATGACCACCCGCCCAATCTGTTGGGCTTGCATTTCCGCAACTTATGCAAGGCAAATCTTTATCCCGGTAGCGAATAAATCTTTGAAACGCTTTTTTTGCGTCGGCTTCATACTCTGACAAAGTTTTCAACTTTTCTTTTAAAACTTTCTTTTCCTGTTTGGCCTTATTGGCTTTCAATTTGTCGGCGTAAACCTTTGCGCATTGATAACTACAAACGCCCTGCAATTGTCTTGCGGGCGTGAATATAGTTTGGCAAATTTTGCACCTGCGGGGTTTGATTTTAATTTCCATTTAATTGTAGTTTAATTTTTTTATGAATTACCAAAATCCAATGTCATTTCTTCGTTTGGTTCCGGTATGTCTACCCCGAAATATTCGTTTGTAAATTGTCGAATTTCCGTCACAAAATCCATAAACTGCGACGTCGACAATTCCGTCGTTGACTTGACCCGCTCTACTATTTCGCCCGTTTCTTCGTTTGTAAAAATTGTTTCTTTTAAAAACTTTAATTTAATTAAATCGTGGGTCGCCTCGTTTGTCATAACATAACCAGCGTCGCGCAAACAGTTTTGTACTATCGGAATAATAACTCCGTGATAAAATGCGTTTTGCGGGTTCGATCGTTTCTTTTTTGGTTTTTCCAATGTGATTAAAACGTCTGTACCCTCGAAACTTTTAATCGCGTCAATTATTAAATTGCGGTTTCGTTTCAGGTTCCCGTTGTTGACGTTTGACCTGATTGTTATTTTTTGCATTATATAAAAAACTTAAAATTTGCAACAATTTTTCTGTTTTCGTCAAATTTAAAATAACCCATTTCTAAACCCTTTGCAAAGTATTTTTGTTTTTTATCGTTGGCAATTCTGTATTGCAATTCTTTGCGTTCCTCTGGGTCGCTTATGTATTGAAAAAAAGAATATGAATTGGTTGGGTTGTATATTTTTTTAATCAATCCCAAGTCTTCTAATTCAGATAATCTGGCCGAACACGTTTGATGCTTCCAACCTTTTAAAATAAAGTGTCCAAGTGTTAAAGGTTGTTTTGATATTTCCAACAATATTTTTGCGCTGTCGCTTTTTGCTTTGCCTGACGTAATTTGATAAATTAAAGCGTCGATTTTATTTGATTTCATAATTTTTATTTTTAAAAGTTAGGTTTATTTTTATTGTTAAATATCTGTTCAATTTCTTGTTTTGAAAGTGATTCGTCAATTACGCAAGGCAGCCAATCGGAATTGACTTCAAAGGCGAAATTTTCAAACGGTGGGTTTCTACTGTATTCCGAAGTTACCAAAACGGCGTCGTCGTCCTTTTCTACAAATACTACCGTTTCGGCTTTTTTCAATACTGCCGACCCCAAATGCCCTGTTGGTTTTTTGCTGCCAAAATTCCTGTGAAGCACCGTAATGATGTGACAATTTTCGTTCCCGCTCCATTCCAAAAGTTTTTGCGCAACTTCGTTCGAGGCTTCCAGGTTGTTCACGTCGTTTACTAAATCGGCAACCCCGTCAATGATCAATAATCCGATATTGCCTTTGTACTGGCTTTCGTTAAAAATCCAATCAATAAACTTAAAACGTTCCGATGCCGATAAGGTACGAAGCGCAAACGGTTTGTAATTTTTTGGGTTTGTCCCTACCATTTCGGCAACCCTTCGGAAAACGCGTTGGGCTTGATATTCGCTTTGCTCCGTGTCAATATCAATAACCCATTTATTGCCGACGTTATGTCCTTTAATTTCGAAACTGTATTCGTTTGAATTTCCGCCAATATAACAAGCCGTTATTAAAGATTTTAAAAAAGTTTTCTTTGACTTTGACGCCCCGACAATACAGGAAAAATCCCCATAACTTCCAAACGGTATTGGATAGTCATTGCCTTTGTATTTACTTACCCCGATACTTATTGCAACCGGTTGAGGTTTCAAAACTTTGTCGATGTCAACAAATTGCAAATCGTGAATTTTTGTAAAATCAAAATACTGCTTTGGCGGTTCGTTTTTCAACTCAATTTTTGGCAATTCAATCATAATTTTATTAATTTAAGTTTTTGTAGTGGTTTATTGCTTCCGAAATTTGACTATTTAGCCCTTTTTCTACCTTTTCCGACGTCCAAATACCTAAAAGGTGATTTTGTATGTCTTCAAAATTATCTTTAATTAAAACGGCGTCTTTGTCTTTTTGTTCTTGCGTCATAACTAACGGGTGCAAATTACAAAGGCCAAGCGATTTTGTAAGGGAATTATATTCGATATTGTTTAATTTGTCTTTGAATTGTTCGTACAACTGTATTAACGGGGTTTTTAAAATTTCGTGCAATCTTTTTTGTGCAAATTTTAAGTTTTGATAAAATTGCAATTCGTTGATAAAACAATAAACGTACATTTTTGCAAACAACCTGTTTTGTTGTAGTTCCTGCGCCTTTTGTCGGTTAATCCATTTCGCAACAACTGTGACGGCTTCGATGTCGTTTTGGTTTGGTGTGTGCGTTCCATTAGATACCCTCCACACAATACGTTGCATTGCCTTTTCGATTGTCATAAAGCCCCAATTTTATTTGCGTTTTTAGACTTTATATATTCACGAACCCAAAAGCATATTTCTTGTGTTGATAATTTAAAAGTGCGTCCGTACATTCCCAAACTTCCGTTTCTTAATGCGAGAATAAAATCAACTCCACTTAACTTTGGAAATTCCGACAATACGTCTTGAACTAAACCAGTAACATCGAAAGGTTCTGTTTTTGTGCGTTCAAACGCGAATAACAATGATTTTTCCAAATCTACTTGTCTTTGGTTACCCGTTTTCATTTTTTCTGATTTCGTTTGTAATTCTTGTAAGCTCATTTTGTTTTTGTTTTTTATGGTTATTATTATTAAAATTGGTCTCGTTTTTTGCCCATGTTTCCAAACGCCTTTCTAAACTCCAAGTCCTTTCTAATTCTTGTTTAAATTTTGTGTTTGACTTATTTGGCTCTGTCCAATAATTATAAAATTCTCTAATTAATTCTTTTGTATAATTATCAATAAAAGGTTTTAGAGTGTTAGCAAATTTTAATTTGCGACTATCTATACTATTATTATTTATATGTATTACTTTATCACTTACACTTACACTATCACTTACGGTATTTTTGGTATCATTTGGTATACCATTTATACCAGTGGTATTTTTGGTATTTTCCCACCTCTTATTAATATTTTCAATATTTCTTTGTCTAGTCCTTTCATACTTAACTAAATCACGCTTTAAACACTGTTTTATAGGCTCAAAAGTTAATTGAATAATTAGGTCATCGGTAGTTGGTTCTTCATCGTTTACGTAGCTTAAAATGTGTTTAAACAATTCCCCAGCATTTTCATTTGGCATTTTATTTACAGTATGAATTAAATCACAATACAGTAAAAATGATTTTTTATTTTCTGCCATAGTATGTATAAATGTTAAAATCCGATACAGTCAGCGTATTGTGAGATTTCGCTTTCCGTATCGGATTCTTATAATATTTTTATTTTGTAATAAATCTCACTAAATTACAATGCAAATATAAAAAATATTTTAAATAAAATGTTATTTATCTTCCGGAACTTGCTGAATTTGATCTTCTTCAATTCCCGGAAACGGTGATGCCTCAATAGTTCGCGAAATTGCTTCCATGTATTCTGGCGTCTTTACGATTTTTTCTTTTATAAAATCGGGCAAACTATCGAATTTTATTCCGTCGAAGTTTTCAAAGTCAAACACAAATGTTTCGTTTACCTGCGCCGGGCAATCCAATCCTCTTGGCATTGGGGAAACGCTGCCGATTTCCTGATAAATTTTGGTCGGGTCTTTTGCACCTGGCTTGTGAATAATGTTCAACATACAGGGAACGCCTAATAGTTTTGTAATGTCGAACGCTTCAGCTTCTTCGTCCGAAAAGGCTTTGCCCCTCCAACTTTGTAAATCTTTGCGCAAATTGGCTTTATCTGACAAACTCAATGTGTATTCCTTATCGATAACGCAAGGTTGTTCGCCTTTTTCAGGATTGAAAATCTTTAGTTCCGTTGGAAGCTCCCAACCGATTCGGACTTTGTGCATTTGCTTTTTTACTCCCAAAAATTCTTCTTCGCACGTTCCGATGTCTATCATTTTATAACAACGGGCAACGTAATTCCCCGCCATAATTAATTCTCTTTCGAACGTTTCAGTTTTTTTTGCTATGATTGCCATAATTTCTAATTTTTAAGTGTTTATTAAAATTTTACTGTGATTGAACTTTTACGCGGGGTTGTTCCAACTTTTGGAACGTCGTTTCCATACGCGTCGATTATTGTTTGCTTTTGCGCCAATTTTAAAAGTTCGACGCGTGCTTCCAGGTCGGCTTTCAATTGGTTGTAAATTTCGTCTTCTGAATAATTTACCGTTGCACCGCCGTTTGTATAATTAAATTCAACGCCGTTTTTGTCGGTCTTTTCCAAAATGTCGATTTTGTCCCGGAACGCTGCGTCGGCGGAATTGACAACTTCTTTAAGTCTGACAATGTTTGTCCAAACTTGCAACGGATCAACTTCGCCTTTTTCCAATAGGTCGTCAACCATGCGTTTGCCTGTTAAAATTGCTTCTTTTTTTGTGAAAGTTGGCGCGTACATTGTTGCAACTTGTTCCGCCTTAAATTCGAAATAAAGGTCTTTGCTCATAATTTTAATTTTTAAAGTGATTAATTTGTTTCTGAAATTTCGGGGTTTTCGACTTCGATTTCCTCGATGTCTTCGTAATCGTGGTAGTAATCGTCGTCGCTTTGATTTGCTGGGTTGTTGGAATTAAATGTTCCCTCGATGTAGTCGTCTAAAGTCATAATTTTGATTTTTTAAGTTAGGCGAAGTTAATCTTTTTTTTTGATTACACAACACAATTAAGTCATTTTTTTTATCTAAAATTAATAAATTAAAAGCCAATTGACCTATTGCGTTTAAATCTTGGTATCTTTTACCTTTCAACATCCAATAACCCTTTTTTAACTTTAACATTGGATTGCGTTTTTTAAAAGTTTGTAAGCGTTTTCGCGGCCTCCAACGGCATTGATTTGGTTTTGCGAGAAAACCAATTGAAAACGTTGATTTTTTACGTCCAGCGGGTCGATTGGTTTCGCCCCGCGCTTTTTTTGAGTTTGTTGTTTCATTATTTAATTGAGTTTTTAAGTTCCGACATTACTTTTATAAACGCGTCGTTGAATTCTTCTTCCGTGCTTGTAATTGCATCAATATTAAGAGGCAATTCAGCATAAGTTTTTTGAATTGCAATATTGTCCGAACTCTGGGTTACGCAAATACAATCATCTTTAGAAATTACTTTAAATTGGTGGCAGTATGTTTTATAAAACGCTGGCAATTCGACTTGTATTTCATTGACTAATTCTGTTTTTTGTTTGATTGTGATTACCATTTTTTTAAATATTAAATTTTTCAATTGATATGCATTTGCGAACTATGTCCGCCGTTTGTTGTTCGTTTTGTTTTCTGACAGCAGCAGCATCAGCAGCAGCAGCAGCAGTAGCAGCAGCAGCAGAACAAGCATCAGCAGCAGCAGCAGTAGCAGTATCAGCAGCAGACCAAGCATCAGCAGCAGCAGACCAAGCAGCAGCAG